CCGACTACAAAAAAGACAGAAAGGGTTATTATAAAAGCACTTCGGGATGTAGCGCAGTCCGGTTAGCGCACCTGCTTTGGGAGCAGGGGGTCCCAGGTTCGAATCCTGGTATCCCGACAAAATTAAAAGAATATCAATTAGTTACATACAAAAATATATTCTTTTTAAGTCGATCTTCAAACTGTCTATAATTGTCTTTTAGTTGGTAAATCGTCAATATACAATTAAAAGTAATTATTATGGCAAAACAAAAGTCTATTGTCATCCTACCACAGCTAAAAGATTGTGGTGGCGATTTGAGTAAAACATGGTTCGTAGAGTATTCATGTCGTAATCCTCAAACAGAAGAAATGAAACGTTTCCGGGTCTATAATGGTTTTGCAAAATTAAAGACCAAAGAAGAACGTTACGCATTCGCAGAAAAAATCATAAATGAGATTAAGGAGAAGTTCACTAGGGGGGAAATTCCATTCTTAGGAAAAGAAGTCAGCTATAACGATGAACTATTATATCAGAACATAGCTAAACGATGGGGTAATGAAAGAAAAGGTTCTGTGGGTATACGCACATACCTCTCTGATTTCTTAGCAATAAAAAAAGTAGAAGTAATCCCCCACTCTTTTCAGACTTATAAATCCAAACTACGCATATTCTGTGAATGGGTGGAACAAACCGGTTTAGATAAGCAAAGTATTTGTTTTTTCGAACAGAGTTCAATATGCGAATTTCTATGCTATATTGTAGAAAAGCATGATGTAAGCCAAAGAACAGTAAAAAAGTATACTCAAATATTACATGGTTTCTTCGATTATTTACTAAAAGTAAAAAGAATTATAGATACTAATCCCGTACATGACATACCCAACATGGGAACCATTAAGGATGAAGCAGCCAAACCAATTCCTGACCGAGAACGCCAGCTTTTATCAACGTATATGAAAGAACATGATCCACAATTATGGTTAGTCTGTCAGATGGAGTATTATTGTGCCATCCGTCCAAATGAATGTAGGCAATTACAAATTGGAGATATAGACTTTGACAATCATATTATAACAGTACCTAAAGACATAAGTAAGAACCGATTAACTGAATCAGTAAATATTCCACGTCAATTATATGACTATATATATAAAGTATTAAACCTTGATATACACCCCAAAGAATTCTATATTTTCTCTCATAATGGCATTCCTGGCAAAATAATGTTGGGAAAGAATAATTTTAGATTTAGGTTTGATAGAATACGTGATAAACTCAACATTTCAACTCAATACAAATTATACAGTTTCAAACATACAGGAGGAGTAAAACTTGTAAATGAAGGTATTGATACCTGGGAGCTACAACGTCACTTCCGTCACAAATCTATTGATACTACAGAACGATATATCAGAAGAAACTTTGCTGTGAAAAGTGATAAAATAAGGAATGGCTTTCCCGATATCTAACGTACAACCTACAACCTAAAAGAGGCAACGAACGCTGCCTCTTTTAGGTTATTTATTTCGCCTATACACTACCCCTACTACAATTATCAGAGCTATAATAATATATGCTTTATCTTTATGTAAGTCCCACCATGATAACTCTACGACCTTTTCTTTTTGGCTCAATATAGCATTTACCTTACTATTAATAGTATCTAATCGGTTAGAAAACTGTTGTAAGGTAAGAGATAATGTTTCATTTATTTCCGTTCTTTCCTGTTCTTGCCTGAAAGCAGTGGTAGTACTTTCTTTGACCGGATATTGCTTCCCTGTTGAATCCGGATCAGACAAGTAAACAGTTGTATTTTCAATCTTCAGATCACTTAGTTTGTCTGTAGTAATTTTCGTTTGCTTATTCACATCCAGCCGTAGTGATTCTATTAAGTTTTGCAGATACAAGAAATCCCCTGAATAGTCAATCTGCTTCTCCGTCTCCATGTTCCGGGAAGCCTTGCAGGAACTTAACCATATTCCCGACATCAGGAATATGGTTATATAGATTAGCGCTTTCATGGCCGGATCACTGTATTACGAAGAAAATTAGAAAACTCAGAACGAACATCAAAGCAGGGACAAGCCTTGATATACTCAGCCGGTTCTACTTCACCGCTGCCGTCCAAGTCTGGAGAAGTATCACGATGCCCCAGAACCTCCACAATAGGATATTCCTTGCAGAGCTTTGCTACCTGCTCACGTAAACTAGCTCTTTGAGCGGGCGTCCGTGTATCAGCAGGTTTTCCGTTCGCATCAAGTCCACCGATATAGCAGATACCTATCGAATGCTTATTGTATGATATGCCAGAGAATCCCTTTGTGCTACAATGTGCACCATCGATGGATAATGGACGGCCATTCTCCACGGTACCATCCAAATCAATCACGAAATTGTAACCGATCTGACTGAATCCCCTTTGTCGGTGCATCCGGTCAATGTCTTTAGCACGTAAATCTTGCCCGGCACGTGTGGCCGAGCAATGAATAATAATCGAATCAATAGTTTTCATTTCTTTTCCTCCTTATCTTTAATTATTGTAACTCTACGCGGTGGAATACGACGACTACAGTCATTATCAGGTCGATCACAACGATTATGTTCAGCATCCTTCAACTGTAGTTCCAACTCGTGACATTTATGTATCCAAATTAATTTATCATTCTGCTCATTACGTAATTCAACATAGAGAGCATCGATTTTCGTGTCACGTTGTGCAATACGATCCTCCAGCCAATCAACCTGTTTACGTTCATTCTCATCTTCCATAGAATCAGCCGATGCGTCTTCCTTACGTGCATTCGTTTTCCGGTTAACATAGAAGTTAACTATCCACTTGATTGCTTCCAAACCTCCCAAGGCACCAATCAGTGCTAGCCATTCATTTAGTTCCATTTCATCTACTTTTATTTTAATAGTTAACACTTCCAGCTATATACGCTGCAAAATCCCTCCATTCCTGCATTTTCTGATAATACATAGCATCTTCTTCGCTTGCATCCTTATTCAGCATGATAGCGATCTGATCGTCATTCGAATACCGGGAATGTATAATGCTTGTTTTAACAGAATCCTTTGTCAGATATTCCAGACGATTAGCAAATCTCCGGTTATTCCAGAATAGCATCTTTCCAGAGACTTCGACATCGAGCGGATCATTCATTGACAACTCTTCATAATCATCTGCACTACCCTTGATGGATAGTGCGATGATATTTTTCTCTTTATGTTTCAGATACTTGAAGGCATCTGCATAGACTGTATTTCCTTTTATAAACATGATATTGATTTTAGAGGGTGTAACTGATTGTAAAGCCGCATTTCTCTGCGTTACATAAAGGGTCTAGCCAATAGCCGGTGTCGTAGCCAGTGGCTCCAACTGGAACGTAGAGAATGTTTGTTCCTTGGTCGTAGGTATTTCTACCTGTATAAGAAGAAGTAGAATCTCCAAAAGTATTCGAAACTATAGAAGGTGATTTGCTTGGTTTGGAGATTATTGAGGTTAGACTAGAGCAACCACTAAAAGCAGAATAACGAATAACCTTTACACTATCAGGGATAGTGATAGAGGCTAAACTAGAGCAATTGTAAAAAGCGTTACCACCTATACTTGTTACACCATCAGGGATAGTGATAGAGGTCAATTTAGAGCAATTGTAAAAAGCATAACCACCTATACTTGTTACACCATCAGGGATAGTGATAGAGGATAGGCTAGAGCAATAATTAAATGCGCTATTAGGTATTTCCGTAACAGATGTAAAATACCTGAACTCTTCAAAATGAGTAATATTCTTGTATGAGAATACAGCACCTATCGAAAGAACTATCTGCGCTTCTGTCTCCGTCATATATTCCTGACTGGCACACCAACCGGCATTATAGCATATCTCCAGCACCTTAGGATTTGACTTTTTCGTCATGATAACGCCCGGAATAAACAGGTCAACAGAATAAGTCGCAGTAGCTGTTACCTGATTATTATAGTTCTTCTTTACCGTAGCTTTGAGTTCAAATGTAGTCAAGTCGGACGGGGTAGACAATACGTTCAAGATACAATCATTTTTGTGCTGCGCACCTACGGCAACTAATCCCTGTTCAAATGCATCTCCGGAAAGCGACCATTCTGTAGTATATTCACCATTTACATTTTGAGTGTTTATTACCAGGTCGTATTTAGCGTTTCCGACAGTATTTAGTAGTTGTTGACCAGAAATAGTTACTCTATCAGGAAAAACAAGTCTATTCACTTTAACCTGCATCTCTCCACGTACTATCGCACCCTGTGTCGGGATATGTCTCGCGCGAATTGTAATAGTACGATCGCTTCCGCTGATCGTGGTAGTCACCAACCCGGTAATCTTATCTATTGTAACACCGTTATAGGTAGAAACTTCACTACTTCCATTATAGATATAGTATTCGACAGTACCCACATTATCAGAAAACACGGATGCACTGTATTGAGCGGAATTCCCTTCTAATATTTCAGTCGGCCCGGTGACAAACACACCGTCAGGAGCCTTGATATATAATTCACTGCCCAATGTGGTACAATCGTCACCAAATATTCTTTTGATGCTATTTAATTGTTCCTGATTAACAGAGGATAGTGCAATCATCCCTTTCAAAGAAAGTTTTCCTCCTTCATTCTTGATAGCTCCAAGAGAAATTAAATCATTCGCATTCACGCCCGCCCATGATATTCCTTCTAAAGTAACCATACATGAAGCAGCATCCGTCAACCGGTTGGTGTTCCAGTTAAAGATAAAGTCCTTCGTATTCAGGCGGCTGCAATTACGAATAAAGATATTATATACATTTCTACCGAAATTCTTGATACTAAATCCGCTACTGTTCAGGTTTGGAAGGCTATCAAAGGAAATAGCCTGCATGGTGTCCGGAAGTTCCAATGTGCTGACCGAGGCTCCGGAGGCAAAAGTTACAGAGGTTAGGCCACTCTCATATGCTTTCAATACCTTGAGATACGCGAGTGATGATAAATCCAAGTTGGTTATATTCTGATAGCCGGATATGTCAAGATGTTCAAGCCGTTTTGCCTGCAATAGTCCTGATATATCAGACAATGAAGTATTTCTCCGGTTATCAGTTGCCGTATCCACACCCATAACAAGCTTTTTGAACTTAGTCCCAACTGTGGTATTATATACCTCCGCAATATTCAGCGTAGACAGATATTCTATGAAGTTGTGAATATCCAGCTCCTGAACATTGACAGCCGAATAGACGCGAACCGGATCACCCACATTAATGACTTGTTTAGAGATGAATGTATGCGACTTACCAACATCAAGTCGAACACCTGATTCAACGACTTCATTATTCAAGCCATATCCGTAGAAAATATTGTTTCCGGATACAATGCTAAATTCAAGTCCGGCCGGAGCATTAGCAGCTTTAAATTCAATTGACTTCGCTTTATATGCTCCGGATACAAATTTACTGTCGAGCAAATCGAAACGGTGACTCAACCACCACCGACGATGGGCGGATCGTGCACCCTGAAGCATATATAAGTTATTGATGCCGGAGTCTGTATACGGCCCGATATATTTGTATTGGGCGTCTTGGTTGTAGACTCTTTCACACCACTTCCCTGATTGCTGATTGTCGAACATATCAATCGTCTTTTCATAGCTCAATCCGGCCATATAAAGCGCATTGTCTACTTCTGATACAATGCGCATGAACTCGTCGTCAGCTTCGAGGTTATTCCACAAAGTAGATTCATGCCCGGCATAGGCGTATACAAGTGCAGAGAAAGAAGTATCGATCGTCTGACGGTCAATGTCATAATTATAAATCAAAAGACCGTCATTACGTACACCGTTTATTGTGTCATTATCGTAATTGATAAAGAAGAACTTCACACCGTCTTCTGACATGAGCATGGCATTTTTAACAATCTGGTCAACGGCACCGAACCGCATCAAGTAGATATAATAAGCTGCTACCTTGTACACGTCCAAATGATCCCATTTCTCTGCCTTAAATTTTTCAATATCTCCCTTGGTTGATACCACCCATTCAGAGAACGCTTTTAAGTCTGAAACATTCGTGCTTTTATCCGGATAACGGGCTTCATAAGCCTGCTCCCATTCAGTATCGAAATTATCCATGTCCTGGAAGAGTGCAAGGTGGTTACCGTTATTCAAGACCTCCCAGCATTGCACCTTCGCATTATCGAATCCCGGAATATCGCGAAAGCCGAAAACACTCTCCGTAGACTTGTCGTTATTAAAGTTATATTTCCCTATGTAAACCAGTTCACTATCAGCAGTCAGACGATAGAACACATGACATGGGAAACCGTCAACCGTTGTCCGGACGTCGTAAGGATAACCGGATGCTACTGCCGATTTTTGGGATTCAGTACGAAGAACATACTCGCCATTGATCTGGACATTCGTCATTACTTGATTCCATAGCCGGGCAATACCTGTATTATGTGTACCGGAACTCTCCGCATAATCAGCCTTCAAGCACCACACATTAACGGGTTGTGCACGATCGGCAAATGAATACAGTCCATCAACGATGACATTCCCCATGTTATCCCACATCGTACCATATCCGGTATAGGGTCTGAAATTCTTTTTCGGGTATCCCATGGAGGACGTACCTTGAGGACGTAATCTGATCCCTTTCCCTGTGAAAGACCTGGACGGGTCCTGCATATTGATATACTCAACATCCACATAAATAGTCTTATTCTTGTCCGTGGTATTTTCAAGAGCAGGAATATCACCTGTAAAAATGAAAACCGGGCACTGGGCGGCCAGTTTATCAATGGAGAAATTTTGCGTGCCTTCTTCATAGATATTATTCCTGTCATACACAGACAGCATTTCAACTGTATCATCACGGTACAACATAAAGTTGTTTAGTATCTGGTCAGAAGTTAATGCCACATTATATATCCGGATTGCTTTCAAGAAAACATCAGCCTGCACTGTATTACCAATTCTCAAAGTCTTGCTGCTTGTAAAGTTGTCACTCCCGGAATAATTAACCGCACCGGAAAACTTACCGTTTACATAGATAAAGACAAGCCCCTTGTTGGCAACGCCAGTCTTTCTGTTGATTACAAAGGAGATACGGTAATTTTCTTCTGACTTGAATTTAGTGCTCAAAACCGCACCGCCGGCTGATTTCAAAAGAACTTCTGACGCTGTAATCAGCAACCCGGTACCCGCATTATTTCGAAGGTCACAGATCACGGCATTATCATCGGACACGTTCGCTGTCGAGAACTCAAATTCGAGTGTTTTGCCTGTTGCGGTCGGATCAGGAGACAAGGGTGCCAGATTGATATCAACATAAGCCCCTGAAGTAATCAACAGGCGGTTATTGTTCCAGCCTGAAGTCTTATTCCAGTTGAAACCGGAGAAAGTGGCAGAATACAGTCCGTACACCCACTCCTCCCTGTTGACGTCATTGTTAGACTTGCCAAGTGCCGTCATATCCAATTGCAACCCGTCCGTAATCGGTTCTAATGAAGTGGATGACTTGGTGATATTCAATCCAATCGTGTATATTGTCGTGCCGGCTGTTATGGTTATATTCTTTACTCCATATTCAATGGGACGAATGGAATAAGTACCGACTTCTCCGTTATGAGTCTGTATTGTCGTTTCCGTCTTACCGTCAATCGCTATCACGGCATCCGTAGAAGCTGCATTGGAAGGATTATAGACGGCAAAAGTAAGATCGTACGGAATATACTGTGTAATACCATAGAGTTGCAAGTTTCCCGACGTAATGATGTCATTACCTACCGGAATAGTAGCAGCTAACGCAATAATAGGATTCTTATTAGCTCCGGTATATACTATCAAATCACGATAGAGAATACTCGAATAAAACCTCTCACCATCAAGCATCGTGTATGCACGGTACTGAAGGCTGTGAATACCTTGTGAAAGATTAGCCAGGGATATGTATTTTGTACGTGTCGTCGATACGTCTACGATTTCATCTTCTACTTTCACATAATCAAGCAGCACCCCATCCAAATACCATTCCATGATTTTTGTACCATACCCCGAAACAGAATAAGGAATAGCCGCGGCCGCATTTGGGTTCGTCACGACATTGTATGATTGAGATACATCATAGGTATCGGACAATTGAAGGTCTACAACCTGATAGGTAATACCTATTGTAGTCGCTGCAAGCGTAGTCTGACCGACAATACCAACAGTAATAGTGTTAGTTCCGATTGAAAGATAGTCATCAATATTGAAGTGTGCCGCCTGACCATAGCGATACTTCTCCGTTATCGTCTTCTTGACACCCCCTTTGATTATAGTATACGTGCAGATTACATCTTCACCGACTGACTGCCCCGATTTGTTCATCGTATCGAAGGTGAAACCTATGTAGTTGTTTTTCGTACCTGACAGGATAGCATTATAGGTAGGGGTACTCAATGTTATCTGCGCTGAATAATTGAAAGGAGCATCGAATGTACCGATTATCAAATCAGTTCTGGTCGGATCATCAAAATATGCGTCCTGGCTTTCTTCATCAGCAAAGACAATGTATCTATTATTAGTGTTGTCGTAGTGGAATACGCCAGCTTTACTATTGAGTTGCTCCTTGATAAACTCCTGCACACGACTGCCGGCAACCGGCAGACCGTCCGTACTCTCGTCACCTCCCCAATCCTGGGAGTTGGTTATTTTCCTATCATATACTTTCTTTGCCATAACTGTTTTCTAATTATTTTTCCAACCTTCTTCATTATTCCACGGCTTCTCATTGTTCCAAAAGCCTTTTCCAAAACAGCTTCTGATAGCCTGCCACACCAGCTTTGAGCCTTTATAGATAGCACCGATAGGCCGCTCCCCTTTGAATATAGAGGTTATCTCCTTGCCATTTTTGTAGATCATGCACTATTCCTCCTCATAAACCATGTAGGTTACTTCAGGGTCTTTAACAGGTAAATTCTCGTAGTCGGATTCGGATAAGAATATTGGAGTGATCTTTGTAATCTTATTCTTTACATTCTCTATTTGATCAGAAGTCAACATATATTCTTTTATGATGTCAACAAACAGCCCTCCTACCCTTTCAGAAGTATTTGCCCCATCCTGTATCTCATCCCTAATAAGCTTTGCCTTACTTAACAAGTTATCTATTTGTCCCATATTAGTCTCCTATTATTCGAAAAACAGTTCTATTTGCTTTCAATTTACCTCCACTTTTATACAAAGGGAAATCACTTTTACAATCATTCAAATACTGCACGCACTCTTTTAAATATCTGTCGGCTATGCTAAAGGCGTCATTGTAAGCCATGACTTTCTCTTTTATTTCCGAACGGGAAGAATATTCAGATTCTTTATTTACAAATCCAAAACGAGTAACACTTCCATCCCCATTTTTAACAATACGAGCAAACGTGTAATAAGCAAGTGCGGATTTAAGTCCAGTAAATACCTTTCTATCCCCGCATTCAGTCTCATAAATGCCTCCATTAAGCAATATGGAATATTTTTCAGGGAAGTTCTTTACATCAAGAAATAGACCATCCCCTAATGCACTCTTAATATCAATATTCTCAGATTCACGAATGTATGTCTCTATCTTAGATTTATCCAAGTGGGTAGACATATCACGGGAGAGTTCAGATACCTCCTCCGTTGTTATTAGATGCTGCTGCATTTCTCACATATTTAAGTGGTTGAACACTAAAATCATTTGAAGGATTAACCTCTTCAAACCAATTTTCGAAAATCTTCTGAAAAGCACGTTCAATCATACGTTGTTGTTTGGATACGATGGAATTATAATATTCGAAAGCGTCCTCCAAAATATCACCAGAAAAACCGACTTTACCGATACGGATACAGTACCATGGCTCCTGACCGTAAGCTGAATATATCCGTTCAACCGTACTTGCATCAGTAACTGTAAACTCCTTATCGTAATTATTTGATTTTAAAGGTACAAATTCCGGCTTTTCCTCATCTATACTCAAAGTAACCTCAAGTATCTTGGTGGCATTAGTATCTCCTTGCAACTGTACTAAGGTATCCGAGAATCCTGTATCTTCATTTTTACTTTTTTCACCATCGTTATCTTCACCTATGATATTAACGCCCTTTTTCGTAATCATCATGCCAGAAGGAAAAAAGCCACAGCGTACATTTCGATACTTCACATTGGACAATCCTTCATCAGTACTCATTTCTGTAAGTACACTATCAGCCTTCCCTGTCGGATACACAAACTTACCATCCATCGACCTCCACATAATCTGACCTTTGTAATATTCCAGACCGCCGGCCGCCTCTATCTGAGATAAAACTACTTCTTTTCGAGGATTGAACACATCAATATAATCTACATTTTTTTTATCAACCCTTACAACCTTACCTTTACGTGTCTTTTTACCTGTCCAATCCGGATGAACTGCTATTTTTGAGACATACCCGTAATCATCTTCTTCCAATAACCTACAATTCTCGAACGGAACGAAATTTAATTCGCAGATTTCTCCAAAAACATTATAGTTGACATGTAATGCAAGCCCTTTGCAATCAGCCACATCTTTACAAACAAGTGCGTGAATATCATCTGCCGTATCTCCACGCCGGTTAACCACATATTCAGAGAAATCAACCTCACGAAATCCATTTCCTTCGATGAAATCTGCCAAACGATTTGCACATTCAGTACCCGTGGAGCTTGCAGCAATGATATTACGTAACACATGAGGATATAAGTTATCATCACCATAGCTCTGGATACCCAGCATTTGGAGATAACCTATATCTATACGTTTTTTACTCTTTTTACTTAACTCTTTTGCTCTCATAATCCCGTGAGGTTAATTATTACTCTTCTGTTTGACTGTTCTCTGAATCGTCTTTCGGAGCATCATTTACTATGATGTCCTTTGCGGCCTTCAAATGAGCATCAAGCACCTTTGCCGTTACCTTCTTTCCATCGATGGAGTAAGTTTTAAACGTTTCTTTGATGGAAGTAATGGTAGCGCCAGATTTTAATGTATCCACTAAAATGTTTATCAACTCCTCGTTCAACTCTATTTCAAGACTAAAGCGTTTTTTTACACGTTCCTCCCAATCTGTAGGCATAGAGGCAAAGAAAATTTCTCCTTTGGGATCCTTCGCCAGGTAGTTCTCAGCTACTTCGTCCGTAAGATTAGCGTTCGTGTACATTGTATTACTACCGAATTCTGTTTGCAGAAGCACACCGTTTTTCAGGGTGTAATTTGATTTTTCTTTCATATTTCCAGTACGTTTTAGATATAAATACATTTCGATTACCGCATCGCGATAACAGTCATTACACGATGTTTTCACAAAGTCCTTTCCCAGTACCTGCTGATACATCAGTTCAATCTCTGATTTTTCAGAAGTTGAGAGGGCTATTTGCCCCCTCAATGCTTCCAATTTACTAACCACTTCTAAAATACTTCTCATGCCGCTGATTGTGTTGTTAATGTCGCAAACTGAGCATCAGTAGTTTTCTTATCAGTATTGAAGAAGAACATTCCTGCTTTAGGCGCTCCTGTTTCCTTCAACGCTACAGACCATCCGCCATCGGTATCTTCCGAGTACTTATCGTTTTCAATCGTTTCAGCACGAAGTCCCTGATAGTACCCATAGACTTGATATTCGGCATTACCGTCACTACCTTTGTGTTTGTTACGAAGAATAACAACATATTCACCGTTTGCCAAACCTTCAATGATATCCTCACAGACTTCCGGCCCATTGTCCAACACTACCAAAGGCAAATCAACAGTCCATTTGTTTTTATAGGTACCCTTTTCCAATGATATTTTCGTTCCTGTGAACGGAGTAGAACCAGGGCAATACACCTCATACCCTTTCTTCCCTGTCTTCAAGACTAGTGTTTTGATGATATTCTTTCGAGTAGCATCTAACACAGTTGCAGCAAAATCAACATCCTGACGATTGATAATTACCCCATTTGCCTCCAGGCCTTTAGTGATAGGATTCTCACAATCAATTGCGATAGCCTTCTTTAAGATTTCATCACACAATCCCATAATAATTTCCTCCTTCCTTAATAAGCTATTTGGAACAAATCATCTTCACCTACCAAGCAACCGAGCTTACCACATGAGTATGCCTTGTTAACTCTTTCATCTTCATTGAACCACACGCGCAAATCGGAGATAATCTGATTTGAAGGGGACCCTACAAACAACTGCTTCGGAGAACCAAATACTGCACGGTGGGGTAGATTCAACTTAGTACCATTGTTCTGATACTTCTGAATGAAACGGTCCCAGATTGAGACGCTGTAGATTAGATGACCATCGTATTCCGTTACATTCAGCCCTTCAAAGACCTGTTCCCATTCTAGTATGAGTTTATATTCACGTTTTAGGTCCTTTGTCAAGGCATCCGTCAATGACTTGGTACAAAATACTCCTGCTCCTTCCATTGATGCTACGCGCGGATCCGCATTATCAAACATCTCATCAAAAATACCGATAGCTACACCCGCCTCACGAATTTTACTACGCTGCAACGCATACGAAGCCTCACTATTTGCCGCAATAGTAGTGTGCTGTACTGAATTAGCGGCACCAACCGCAAATAATTGCTTCCAGAAACCATCGCAAGGCTTGAACAGTTCAATGTCAATACCGGTTGTAATCTGTCCAGTTGATACATTTTGAGCGTTTTTGTCACCAAACCAAATGAAACGCCAAAACATACGCTTGATTGCCAAATCAAGGGCCGGCATAACGATGTCGTCCATGTACTCCGTAGAGGTAAGGTCGGCAATATCGGTACCTGTTTTCAGACAATATTCAGCAATAGTGCCTTCCAGTTCTTCGTAACACCACTTCAAAGGAATAGACCAGTCACCAATGTTCCACGTCTTTTCCGCTGCTGCGATAGTAACATTACGATAAGTCGGATTACATCCGGCACCTGCCCATCCCACATCTTCCATCTCACCCGTCCATCCAAGTTTTTGACCCTGAACGACGTTCTGACGGAAAGTGAAGAACTTTTCCAAATCTTCGTCGATGAAGTTTGTCATAATCAAAAGCTCTTTCAAGCTCCTGATAGCCCCATTATCGGGGGTTAAATTTTTAATCTGTTCCCACGTCATAACTCAAATCATTTATTAAATCTGTTTTTGTTTCTCTCTCTCGCCTCTGCAAGTTTCTTCTCAATCTTGCTTACCGGTCTTTCCTCTTCAGGTCTTTTAGCCTGTGGAGATGCAGAACGTCTTGCCGGAGTATAAGCCCCTGTAGCCTTTCTCAACCAAGCTTCACCGCCTGCTTTACCAACAGCAGACAATATACGTGCTTCGGCTTCACTCTTTACGTTAGAGCGCAATTCCGCATTCTCAGCTTCCAGCTCCGCTACACGATCCTGCAATGCTTGCACATCTTCATCACCGGAAGTTGGTTCTTTAATTTCGGTGATAACGCCATCAGTAACAACGACCGTGCGGCCATCTTCCAAGACATGCTCACCATCAGGAGAAGCCTGGTCACCTACTTGAATTTCCCCTTCTTCCCGTTCTACCGTCAACTCGTCACCGGTTGATGTAGTGATTACCATTCCGACAGCTTCGGGTTTAGAAACCCCTAGCGCAACTCCTAGCATGTGTAATGCCTGTGCTACTGTCACTTTCTTTTCTTCTTTTGCCATACTTTTACTATTAGAATTATTAATGATTGGTTTTTCAACGGATGCAGACGCAGCCGGCACAATGGAAGATACGAAGCCTAGCTCGATAGCCTTTTCAGCATTGAACCATCCATCCGTAGCCATTTGAGCTTCTAATACTTCCCGTGTCTGCCCTGTGCGCTCTACATACACAGAGAGAATTTTCTCCTTATCAGCTTGTAGACTTGACTTAAGCTCTTCAAGCTTTTCGATAGTCAATTCACCTATCTTTGCGCTAGGTTGATAAAATGGAGAATGTATAAGAAACTCAGCATGCTGATATGCGCTTCGTCTTTCAAGTGGAGCGGCAAGTAATATCACGGTTGCCATCGACGCACAAATTCCAACAGCTTTGCATGATATCTCTTTTCCAGAAGCTCTCAAAGCATCATATATTGCATACCCTTCAACACAGTTTCCACCACAGGAATGAAGTTCAATATCAATGCGGTTATCGTCAGCCGGTATCCAATCTATGAAACCCTGTATATCCGCGAAGGAAATACAATCATCACCAGATAACCAATACTTCATTTTATCGGCTTCCGGCTGAATGTCTTTATTAATATATAATTTCGCCATATCTCTGCAATTGTTTGAAACAAAGGTATGAAACGAGATACGGGTATAAGAATATAAGAAGGAAATAGCACTGACACGGCATGACAGTGAAAAAAGGGTGAGCAACTGCCACCCCCGAATCACATCTTTACCTCTGTTGATAGCCTATCTATAATTCGATAGGTAGTTCTTTCCGCTACACCATATTCGTCAGAAAGATATTGCATGACATACGTCTTTTTGTGACCTTCCTTTATTAGACGCAAATACTCTTTGTACATCTCCAAGTACTTAATATCTGACACCTCCACCGCTACTTCGGACATCATCTCTAGCGCGGTTCTGTTTGCATAAAGCAGTTCGTAAGCTTTCATAAATTACCTAAGTTCTCCAATACTTCTACACGGTTACTAACTGAATTAATCTCTTCAACTGACACAACAGGTCTGGGCATCATCTGTACACCTTTGGCGACTGCTCTAGCCAACATATCTTCTCCCATGGTCTGATTACTGGATGCCGTCAAGTTGATTGGCACTCCTCCTCCCATCATGTTAAATGATGAAAGAATAGGAGAAAACATGGAAGTGGCCCTAGCCGTGATTACCGATTCACCATTTGACAACTGGGCAGGGACGCTATCACTAGTTCCGGTTCCAGGTCCAACAACTTGACCACCTGATGCGAACTTAGCACTTTTTACCGTTTTGATTGCCGTGGTTATATTAGCAATTACAGTTGCAATGGTGGGAGCTATTGCAGCAATATTACCGGGGAAAGGGACTGATTGAGCCTGAGCAACCCCAGCAGCAATAGCCTTACCTGTATTAATCGCAATCTCTGCAAGTGCTAATATCTTTGAAGCCATTGCCAGCTCTTTCGAATGTTCGCCTGCAGCATCAGCCAAAGCAGATAAAGAATTTGTTATATCAGCAGTAGCCTGAAACTTCACCTGTTCTATTTCAACTTGCTTATCAGTTAAATCCTGTTTAGCATCAAGATAAGCATTCTCGATCTCAACTTTGCGTAAATTGAAAGCTTCAATACTTTCTCCTTCCATCTGGTGCAAAGAGTCTAATTCTACTCTCTTCTGTTCTACTTTGATACGAAGAATTTCTTCTTCATTACCATGAGCTTGAGCAATCTCTGTTTCAAATCTTACCTTAACGGCATCTTGTTGTTTTTTTAATGTATCCGCTTCACGTTGAGTAACCAGATCATCCATCTGCTTATCATACTTAGCTTTGATGGCAAGTTTCATTTGCTCGGTTAACTCCGTATTGGATAATTCCATGTCACGTTGAGTCATCAATTGCTGCATCTTTAACTGATATTCCTGTTCACTTCCAGATTTTACGGCGGCTAACTGAATATCTATCAGCTTCTGACGATTGGCAATATCTTTCTGCAATTGCTCCTCAGACAACTTTTGTAACTCTACTTGCAACTGTTGCTCTTTAAGTTTAATAGTTTGTATGATAGCATCCTTTGCTTTGGAAGTTAGGTTTTTCTCCTCAGCCAATTTACGTTTCAAATCAATAATTTCACGGCTATATGAGAGATTGATTTCTTTACGTCGTTTCTCTCTCTCATCTTTTATTAAAGATAACAGAGCATCTTCGGTCTGCCTGATAGCATCTCGTTCTTTATCCCGCTGTTCTTTAGCAGTCTTAGCAGATTCTTCTGCTGCTTTTTTCTTGGCTTCTGCTTCTGCCTTTGCACTAGCTATACCTTCCTGAATGATAGTATTCTCCTGTTCCTTTAGTTCACGGGTCTTATCGTATTGCTCCTTACGGGCACGATATACATCCGCTTCCAATTTTGCTAGTTCTTTATTGGTTTCTGCATTATTTTCAGCCCACTCGGATTCAGTCTGCAATGCCTTTAGCTTACGTTCTGCTAGCTTCACGTTCCTGTCAGCTTGTTGTTCTTCCAGCTTATTAGCTTCACGGACGAACTTCAATCTTTCTTCTGCAGTGTACTTCTCTTTGTCTTTAGCAAGGGTACGTAGCTTCGAAACTTCTAGGGCATCCTTAGCGTTCTGCACTTCATCCGTCCGTGACTGCTGTTCAATAGCAATCTTTTCCTTTGCTAACTCTATGGCTTCACGGTTCGATTCATTGATTTCTTTGATTATTTCACCTACTAGAGGAAGCTTCTCCATGAGTCTCATTTGCCAATCGTACAACTTTGCCCAAGCTTCCGCCACCGTTAGGATACCAGCAGCGAAAATTTGAAGTAAATGCAATAACCCATCCAACATTTTTTTGAGCGGAGCAAGTAATACACTAACACGATTGGTAGCTTCTTCGCTAGAGTTTATAGCTTTTACCAAACCCATTATTACTAATGCAATCCCTGCAATTATTGCTACAATAGGATTCATCAACAGAGCTAGTAATTGCTTTCCGAAAGCAGATACAGCTGCCTTACCTGCCATGAATGCCTGTGACATAGATTCCATTCCTCCAACAGAATTGGCTATACTTCCCAAGAATCCACCCTGAATACCGACTAAAGAAAGAAGCTCGTTCTGAAACTTTCCGCCAGCTTCAGCAGTAGATTCAAGTTGTGCCTGAATGTTCGCCATATGGATGCGCATTTCCTCACCAGCCGCTCCCTTTCGTTCTTCCTCTGACATTGCTAGATAGGCATTACGCATTTCATCTAGTTGCTTTTTTAAAGGAGATAGTGCCTTTTCAAATGCTTGCTGATAACTGCCAACATTCCGGTAGAATCGCTGGGTCTTTTCCTCCGCATCTTTTATTTTATCGGTAATTGCATTAATATGTATCTCCAAATCCTCTCCGGAAGCAGAGTTACGTTCAGCCTCTGACATCTCATCATATTGGCGTGTCAAGTTTGATAATGAGGCACGAAGAGCTACTAAACTATCTTGCTGCTGCTTTTCAGCCTTGATATTATTTTGGATTTCTTTTTCAAGAATTCTGATGGCTTCTTTATTTTCAGCAATAACCAGCTTGCTGGCTTCCATCTCCATGTTATATTCATCTATTGTCACTTGACCGCTATCCAACTCTTTTCTAAGCTCTTTCTGTTTATCTTTAGTCTGATCTATAACCTGCTGATATTTGGCTATTCCACGTATAGCATCTTCATAACGAACTTGAATATCAAGTATCTTTGTTTTTATATTATCATCTCCCATAATATCACATCTTTAAAAGTTTGCATTCACATATATTATTCTCCCTAGTTTTTATCTCAATGATGGCCAGATAACAACCATATTGAGCCAAATAAACCGGAACATCCATCTCTAAGTCTCGCAACTCAATACTGTTAATACTGATATACTCGGTAACTACCTTTGCATCATTGATTAGTCCTTTGTACGTTTGATAGTTATTTGCAATTAAGGTAGTCCATTCCAATCCCTTGAATATTCCTTTTGTGCCATCAAGAAGTAATATTCGGGGATTGGCTTTATTATACTGTAGTTCTCCGTTATCGTTGTAGGAATACAAAGGGATATAAGCTACACCGTTCTTTGTGTCGCAAGCGGAGAAAGGCAATTTAATAGCGTCACGTTCATAATCTATCGTAACATCATCAACCTGTATATTTCCATCATAACTTCCTGTTACTTTATCGTCCTCTTTATATCGGAACCAGTTGTTTTGAGTTATATTGTCAAGAGTATATTTAAGGCTTCGTGGTGTTACACTTCTATAAGCCATTATCACACGATCCGTCCAATCTACAGCTTTAGATTTGTTTGCTGATAGATTATCAAAAGGAATAAACTTTATCCCGTCTGTGCCATCTGGCAAAGCAAACAGACCAACCATTGAAGCAACAGCCTTGATAAAGTCTATTTGTTTGATGTCAGGAAGGTTGGGAACTAATGGAAATTTCTCTTTGAACGATATTTCTTTACGATCATATACAATCAAAGAAAGCACACTGCTACTTGGACCTGTCGCAATAGCTTCAATAGTGAAATACATAAACATTCCTGAATCAATAAACACTATATCATCAAAATCAAAAACTAGCCTAACATTAGGAGATTCAATATATGCAGCCCTATTTTTTCTTCTTATCAAAAAGCCGCCTGCCGGTATATTTCCTGAATCATCTGTTTCCGATACCCGCAAATTCATATACATGTTATTGTAATTAGTACCAGCTGAATATTTTACCAACATATTAATACTTCCCTTTACTTTTAAGGAAAGGGGGAAATTAGTATATAATCTATCCTCATAAGGACCGCCAACACTAGCATATTGCTGAGTACTATCGCCATTATATTGCAATTTTATATGTGAAAAAGTATTTTCTACAATTACATACCCATTCATTTTTAAAGAAGAAGGATAAGCGTCATTTATCTTCTGAGAATCATTGTTTGTAAGGAGAGGGACAATCATCTTATTAATAAAAGGCTGCTTGTCAACAGGAAAATTAAACGTTACTTCATTTTCTTCCTGTATCTTATCAAGTATCCATTTTGCAGTAACTACTGGCCGATACCACGCATTAGATTCACCGGAACTAAATCCATAGTCAATTAGAGGAAATTGCGTGGTATTGCTTCCCTTATTACTCCACACTACCCAGTCTACCCCCTCGACTGTTCCGTATGAAATATCCGTCAACTTCTTACCATCGTTCACCACACTGGCAAAGTTTATAACATTTCCCCAGGTTAGAGCTATCTCTATAAATTCTCCAGTTTCAAGCAATACGACATTTGCATCCTTGATTATTTCAATGCCATTTCGTAACACCGTACCCTTATGCTTTAGGTACGGATAACGACTTGCAGAACTAGGAATATGGGAACACTCAATCAAAGCCATATTCTTTGCCGTTTTAGGAAGCTTGATTGTGTAGCTGTTATTGCTTACTATTTTGCTAATATCAGTAAGTAGGTTGCTTTTATAATTCAAGCTAATATCGGTTTTACCTAGGTCAGCTTTTACGCCATTTATGTATAATTCATCCCTTGTCATAGCATCTGTGTTATAGTTTTCGGCATGGTTATCTGAATTTCGAAGTCTTGAAGATCAGCTCCATTATCGGTAAATGATCCGGCTACAATATTAACTGGTACCCAGTTCTCACCAATGTACATATCAACAATAGGCGAAGAATGGATAGTAGATAACATCTTAAATATTTTTCGATCCACGAATGTTGCACAAGCCTTCCTAGTAGTTTGATACGTTTTTCCTTGATAACGACTCATTCCATTATAAGCATATTTTATATCACTATAATCAATGTTCAACAGTTCTCCCTCATTGGAAGCCTGTCCGGTCAAGTCTCCTTCTTGAAATAGCCAATACTGGAAGAATCCATGTCGGTCTAGCCAACGCAGGTAGATTCCCTTATCACAATCATTAAAAAGAACCTTGATAAATACTGCATCGTCAGGAATTGGTTTAAATGTTCTATCAAAAGTATATTGAAATATACTAGGAGCTTCAGGAGTATTTAGTATCTTAATCATTCCAAACTCCTTTGCATCTTTAAATTCTTCCGAAAAATCTTTGTGTAATAATCCTGAATCTTCTACTTTAACGGAAGTGTATTTCTCCCCATCATATCTAACGTTTATTTCTCCATTGCTGTATATGGAAATACAAGAGGGAAAGTTCCTAAACATTGTTACTGTTCTTGATGGATTAAACACTTCTCCCACATTCATCGCTCCCCAGATGCATAATAAAGTAAACTCAAATAATCCTCCTATATTATGTGTAACCGTAACCTTTACTTTTTTTGATTGAGGTAGTGAACTTTTAGCGTCAAATAATGATTGTAAATAAGTAGATAAATCTAAAGAAATGTTATCACTAACAGATACTCTATTATCAGTATATTTAAATGATGTATCATTATCAACAATCTCATATATATACGTTTCCAAGCTCATTCCTCCTGCGAGAAGCCCACCGCTTAATTGTACTATTTGTGGATTAAATACAAAACATATATTATCAGGATACTTAATCGTAACATGATAATTCATCTCTGCAGTTCTCATTGATTATTTAAATTTATATGTTCAACATCCTTTTCAAATATTCCAAAAATCCGCTCCATTATTACCTTAGTTGTGTGCTCAATTTCTTTTGAGTAAATATCACCTCTCCCACCATTCCGGTATAATTGAGTCCCTTCCCTTGCGATCTTTCTAGCAACAAAGTATGAGAATGTCTTTGGTTTATCTACCTGTATTCCTTTATCTTTTACCCACTGCTGGATAATCTGATAAAAACCTTTAGGAACTTTTCCTCCTTTACGTCCGGATTCCAAAACTTCAAAAGCTTGACGCCCCCAAAGTATCCCTCCATTTTCAGACAACTCGACATGTAAACTAGCGATAGTTTTACCACTTGCTTTTTACCCTACCCTGAGATGATTTTCAATAATTCTAAGTCTAAGAGCGTCTAACTCACTACGTACAACTCCTAATGCTTTATCCTTTCCTGCCATGTACCAGTTCTCCTATATCTTTACCTGGACATAATACAAGTCCTTTTGCCTCCTTTAGCTGCATCTCAATGACTATACCTGTTACATTAACATCCAGCTTATCATATGCTATAGAGTATGGTATATCACCTTCTACTTGTTCAAACAGCCCACTTGCATTTAAACGAAGAACAAACTCTTTAGCAAAGTCCTTACATCTCTCAATAATCGCATCATTCTCCGCTCCATCGAAATCCAAATCAGCCTTATCAAGAAAAGCTAGCATGCAATTAGGAAAATCCTTCAGATGCATCTTTCCAAGATTGAAACGCCCTGATACTGGAAGCACATTTAATATAGCCGGCATTACACCACTATCAAGTCTAACATTTGCTGTAGCCCAATTTTCAAAGATGTAGGTAACTCCCTCCATCTGTTCAACGATACTTTTAATTTTCGATTCTACTGTTGTCATTTCTCTTCTGATAATATTTTCCGTAACCTTCTTTGAAATACATATCTTTTCGTATCAATATCCAGACACTTGTATATACGCACCCACGGCACCGACTCCACCTGTTCATGATCGGTTATCCCCATACGGGTAGCGAAGTAATCTATGAGCCCGAACATTCCGAACTGCATCTGCTCGATTCCTGCCCGTGCCTCTTCCTGAGTAGGCGGTACGCTTGTGGATGCAAACAGGTTATTAATCTTCTCAACCTGTTTTGCTGCCCACATAGAGAAGCCCATCACCTGTTCGGCATCACACATCATAATCTCTTCATCCGTCAGCCCCAGCAGCTCCCGGCAAGGAAGTAAAATCACGTCCATTGTGTTGGCTATTGATTGTAGCTTGATTAGCTGCCCGAATGTTAGGTCGTTCAGCGTATCAGGCGTTGCCACATCCCCAACTTTTACCGGTCTAGGGAGTTTCTCCATCTGGCTAGAAATCTCCTCCTGACTAGAGGAAACATCGCTTAGTATCAAAAATTCTTTCACTGTCATATTGCAGTCATTTACATTGTAGCTAATTTGGCTTTTGCTTTTTGTGGTATTGGCTTTATGCGGAAGTACATCGACATAATCAACATATCCAGATAGTCAGGAGAATGCCCTAGAAGCTCCTTCATCTTCTCTTTGCTTATTATGCCTTTCTTCTTTGTATCCGCATCTACGTGGTCTTGCTTCAACACCCCTAATTCTTTCTTTATACGCTCCCTTTGAGCGTCTGTGCATATAATCCTTATCTTACGGGCATTAATCAACTCAGCAAGCTTGAAAGCGCATTCAGACTTAAGATTATCATACTCAACACTTATCGGCCTACTTCCTCCGTGAAATTCCTTTATCCCTGTTAGATAACTTTCCAGATATGCACCTAATCCGTCAGAGTCAACGATAGTCATGCTGCGGGGGATGCCGTAATCAATCATCAGATTCTTAAGGTCTGTTTCTATCACCTTACCAGGACTGAATTCTTTGTCAATCCGGATAGTACATACATTTCCCAGCCAATGACCTACTACGAATCTATCACGTCCTTTCATTGCAAGGTCGGCAGATGCAGAAGGTAACCCAGACGCCTTGACGTGCTCATTGGCGAACAGGTCACATATAGCGTCGTAATCACAAAGTACCGACGGGTCATCGTCATACTCCCAATTCCCATAGTAAAGACGCTCCTTTGTTACCTTGTCTTTAGTGTTTTTAAGGGCGTTGATATAATCCTCCGTTGCAAACGGATTATCCTGTACTAGAGCCGGAACAAAGGCGTATTCCTCATATAAGGTCCCCTCTTTCCATCTTTTGTAGAATAAGTCATATAACCAGTTCTTTTTTGGATTACAGGTTATCAAAATCTTACCCGGTATATTATACACATCATTCAGATGTCGCCCTATACGAGTTATCAGAATCTCAAATGCAAGTTTATGAACCTGCCCTGCTTCTTCTATCCATCCTCCGGTAAACTCTTTAGAGCCTAATCTTTCATACATCGGGTCCTTTACAGGATAATAGGTCAAATCCAAAAAGATGATTTCCGATCCATTATCGAAAGACACACCGTCATTGGTTAGCCGGTACTCGGTGAAGTGATGCCATGCGGCCACCTTCACGAATGTTACCGCAATGGATTCACGGCTATCCTTCAAGCTATCACGGCCAGCAAACCAACGAGTGCCCGGAAGATGGTAAGCACATTGCATAAGCCACTCACAGCCCAGCCACGACTTACCACCTCCACCGGCACCACCATAGCACAAGTACTTCGTAATAGAATCACGAAGGTAGTTATACGCTAACCGTTGCTTTATGTTGACCTTTTGTTCTTCCATTATTTCACCTCATCAGCTTCCGGAGTATATGGTAAGAAATTGAACCCCTTGAACTCTTTGCCCCCAGTGGTATGGTCTACCTCCTGCTTTTCTGCTAACCCTAACGTTCTAGAAATGATATTTGCATTGAAAGCTCCAACACATGCACCCTCGAACTGCTGCGTTCTGATAATTTCCTCCACGCGCGCGATGACCTCTAAAAAACCTTCATCATTTTTAATTATACACGTCTCACGAAAGTTATTCCACCATCTAGGTGAAGCTCCCACGTATATACGAAATCCGGAGAGTGAATAAGGTCTGGCGGTCGGTGTTACTTCACGCTGTGTCTGCTCCTCATTAACGATCTCCACCTTCTTACCCCTCTTTCGTTTTACGGGCACTACTTTCTGAATAGCCTTTTTGGTAGTCCACGGAGAATCATCGCACCACTGGAAATACTCGCATGCTGCTTCCCACAATAATTCAGGAGTTGAAAAGAGCTTATCCCTTCCGTGAACGCTCCTCAATTTCCAAAACTGATTTTCTTTCGGTGCAGCCATTACTTCATTGATTTTAAGTATGCAGGTATCAAATCTTTGTCAAGGTTCCAATGCTTCCCACGTGGCAATGGCAAGGAGAATTCATATCTTAACGCTTCTTCCATCTCCTCCAAAGATGCCGGTTTATCGTTGATTGATACCACTTGAAAAGAGGAAGCTTTCACTTCTCCCTCTTCCGGTATCAGTCGCCCATTCTCGTAAACCTTGAAATTACTTCCGATGTATTTCGTGTTCAGTTCACGAATGTTTGCCATGCTGTGGTACTTCTGAAAATACCATTCTCCATAACGAAGATTCGCGGTAAAACCATTCTTGTCGAGAAAGACAGATACAGTACGATAATCCATTGAGTTTTTACGATCCGATGTCTTTTGCCGGAACTGAAGAGGTATGCCGCTCCAGAATATCAATCCTCCCTTTTTGCATAAAGCGGCCAGAGATAACAGAACATTTTTTTCATCTTGCAGTGAGTTCACAGAGTTAAGCACGCTATCACAGACAACTACATCATACTGACCGTATGTATCAAGTGTTCGGCATATACGGGCATTATCATCCCTAATTTCCTTCTCATCAATAGCATCCACGTTGTCCTGTCGATGGAAGAACTCAATTGCATCAATCTTATAGCCCTTCTTCCGTAAATAGAGCGCATAATCTTTTTGCCCGGCACCGAAATCGAGAATACGCATGCTTTTGTCGATAATTGGAATCACCTGTGTTTCATACAGAACTGAGTGGGTCCTATTAGCCATCACTCCGTTTTTAGAGCGCAAACGCGGTTTCTGGGCAAAAGATTGGATATACGTTTTCTTCTCTATATGGGAATACTCAAATACTCCGTATTGCTTACCAAAAAAGTATCTGGCACGTTCTTCCATTCCTTTCGGAAGAACATATACCAGCAAATCCATGCCAAGCAACTTTATAGCCTTCGCGTACACACATGACACGAGAATATTACCTGCAAAATCACAGATAGCATTTGCAAACTGACCGTAACGGATTATCATCTTTGTCAGTTCAACAACAAACGTATTTTTAGTTCCTTTGTTATACAAATGAATATCACTATTCTTGATTACCTGAAAGCCAGTACCCTGAATCGCCTCCGGAGTGATAGTTAGTATAGGCTGCGCATCATGTACTTCACATTCCACGAAGTTGTGAAGCTGATTGAAACGTACTTCATCAGTTGAGTTAACTCCATCCAGGATGAATGCAGGAACCTGAGTGTAGCCTAGCAGTTTCATCGTTTTCGTTCTCTGGTGACCCGCCATGATACGAAAATCCGAACGACGGATGATGATTGGCTTTATCACACCTAGCTCCGTGATGGAATTCTTCAATTCTTCCAGAGCATCATCCGACAAGCATCTAGGGTTATAGTCTGCCGGATTCAGTTTGTCTATATCGATATACTCAATCATGTAAAATGCTGTTTATGAATCCTACTATCACTCCATTCTCTTCCATATACTTGTCAAGTGCAACCTGAAACTTTGATTCTTCATCGGCTGATAAAGGTATTTTTATACCCCCAAATTTCAGATAGCTAAGGCTTTCTACTGCCTCATAATGTTCGTTCTTCAACTCGTCCCCATTCAAAGCCGGACGCCCCTTCTCCTTGAAAAACTCTTCATTGCTGTCGTCAATGAATAATCCCCAATCGAGTAAGGCTGTACAGTCCCATTCTTTAATAATCTTCAATAAGTCCCACTCACCGTTGTTGACATTATCGCGTATGACTATTTCGCGCTCTCGTTCTTCCGTCAACCCTTCAATAAGAACGGTAGGTACTTCTTTGAACCCTAACTGAACGGATGCGTCATAGCGCTGATTTCCAGCTATGATAACAAATTCACCAGTTCGATTTGAAAGAATGATAGGTCTAGCTTGGAAGTAATCCTGATTATTGATAAGTGATTCCTTTAACTTATCCATTTGTTCCTCGGATATTGTGCGAGGGTTATTTTCAAGTTTCTTTATATCCTCTATTTTGCGAAAAATAATCTCCATAGTTCAATTTTTATATTACACAATAAAGATACCGAATAACCCTCTAACGGGATTACTCGGTATGTCATAAGTCACTGACATGACGTGTCAGTAGATAATTACTTTCTAAAAAACATATCTCCTGAAATAGATCGGGCTGTATCATCACCTGTCAGCCGGATGTACCGGAAGAAGTTTTGCTCGGTCCGATGTCCGGTGAGTTTCATAATTTCAAATGTCTTCATACGCCCCGTGAGGTACATATTCGTCGCTGCACTTCTTCTCGCTGTGTGACTGCTGATTAGCTCCCACTTTTCACGAGTGACAGTTTTAAGTTCTCCACCTTCTGTATAAGAAAAAGTGATTTTATCATTTAGTCCGATTTCCCGCATAATTAACTTCAGGTACTTATTGAAGTACTGGATACATAAGCCGCAGGGAACCTGACCGCCATACTTTGCGAATATCTCTTTTACATAGTCGTGTGCCGGGACTTTGACATCTACATTGGTTTTCTTTGTTCGGATCATAATATACCCGTTTATCAGATTTTGACTTGTCAATCTTGAATAATCAGAGTAACGTAAAGCCGTCAAACAACCCAATACAAACATATCCCTGATTCGCTCCTTGGCTTTCCGTTTATCCTGCTTCTCAAACTTGTAGTAGTATATCCTAGTGATTTCATTCATTGAGAGGAACACCGCATTTGTAGGCTCGCATTTCAAATCAATCTCATCGTAGGTATTATCTACTGCATAGTTATACTGCGATGCTCGGCGAACAAGAGTCTGTATTTTTAGAATATATCCTACAATGGTATTATGTCGTAACCCGCAATCTTCAAGATAGACTATGAAATCATCAAGAAATTCAGCCGTTACCGAGTTGGTGAATATGTCACAATCAAACTCTAATGAGAAGTTATCTATGTGTTTAATGATCGCATCGTAAACAGCTGCATAGTGTTCAGACTTCCGCCTGCTGCGCTTTTCTAACACATCCCGGATGAAGTCGGTGAAGAATATTCCCTCTAATGGCTTCTCCTGACGGAAGTGATTAATGTAGTCCTTTCTCGCTTGGCGGGTCGGGACCGGTTGTGATAATTGTAATGCTTTGGCCGTATCATTTTAAAGGGTTAATAACTTGCTTTATTCATTAGAATTTTTATTAGTTAAACTTCGGTATCGGCATCCAACAATCAACTTTATCCCAATCACAATATATATGATTCTCTTCTGGATAAAGCCATTCTTTAGCTAGCTTATTCCAACGTAAAACCACTTTCCCGTATATTTGTGAAGAGCATAATACAAGAGCATTATCTTCTGGTTATTAGTCAATTATTTCAAATGTAACTTTCACTTTTTTACAGCGAAAGCCTTTCTTGTACATCTGTTTCCATGTCCAATTAGTTCCAGACAGCCAGTACCTGACGCAATCTCTTCGGTAATACTTTTGAGTATTCATCATAAGTGTGCCATCTGGGTAGGTTATCATGTACATTATGTCTTCACGCATATTGACTCCTTTCTTTATTGTTTTACTCTATTCGACTTAAAATTTCTTTCTGTATAACCTCCTTCGCATTAAAGTGGAAGAGTCCCTTTTTCAACCGTCTAACGTCCTGCATTGGCATTTCATTGATGTAGAAGTAAAAGGCTTCATACGGATCACTGAAATTCTTAGCGAGTGCATTATTAGGTTTGTTGTTCATGTATCGTTCAATGGCGACAATCATTCTTCGGGCATAACCGGGAAACATCTTAAATTCTGCCTGCATCTGCTTACAACCTGCAAGGGGACAACCAACACAACCATGACGGGAAAGATTATAGGGTGCATCGTAATACTTGGAATATGGAAGTCCATTTTTACGAATATAGTTCCATACATCGGCTTCTGACCAGTTAAGGATCGGGAGAATATGCTTTGCACCTTTCATCCATCTGCGTGTATCACATTGTTCTGGCTCATATAACGCCCTCGATTGGCTTTCTTCTGCCCTCATGCCTTCGATTGTGCGCTGACCGATACCGTATCGCTCCTTCAGTTTTTCACAGCAAAAACGCCTCATTCTTCCGGGTAATCCTTTACTTTCAACCAATTGAAAGAATGACTTCTTAGGATGAATTATTTGAACTTGCGGATAGTTATTCTTTATAAAGTTGATTGTGCCTGGTGGATCAACCGTTGTATTTGCATAAGAAGCATTATACTTTATGCCAGAACGCTCTGCAAGGTTGAGAATAACAACGCTATCTTTACCAGCAGAAAAGCCTAAACACATCGGATTGTCACGTTCCATACTACGAAGGAAATCTATTGATTGCCGTATTTTCTTTTCTAAAGTCAT